GTCCGCTTGCCTAATCTGACATAGATTGGCAGATTCACAGACAGGATGGTTCCCCGGTGTGAAGAAGGAACCAGTCCTGCCTGGTTCAACATGAGCCTTCACACTCAGCTGTTGAACAGTGATGGTGTCTTCGGAGTAGTCTCTCCTGCCTTGGGAGGAGTGTTCGGACGACCTGGCTTGCCAGATTGCCCTCCTCCATTGCCACCGGCTCCACTCTTGTTGGTCCTACGATCTCTGGTGACACCCTTGTTCTTCTCGACCCAGGCGTTGAAGAATGTGGCCACTGTGGTGCCCTGGCGGGCCTCTACGACCGTAAGATTGGATGGATAATGAAATACCTTATCCGTGACGTTTTCCTCTCTGGACTCGGCTGTGTCCTCGTACTCGCCCGTCGAGGAGTTCTTCACCTGCTTGTTCTTTAGCTCCTTGAGGATGCCGAAGGTGACCTTCTTGCCAAGCAGCTCGACCAGCATGGGGACCGACTTAGGAATCTCCTTCTTGGCTTCTGGGTCATAAACGTTCATGACCTTGTCCTCGGTGGTCTGCTCCGAGAGTGGCTTATTGGAGGTCACAAGGCAGAGATCCTCGACGATCACGAATCCAGGCAAGGGTACCTTCTTGGTGTTGTCCTGCTTGTTACGGAAGAAATTCTGATCTTCTCGATTAGTGATCCAGAAAGTTTCCCGATATTCGCCACCTTCAGTGTCTAGAATAACACTGATTGATCGAGCCTTGGAGTGAGGAGACTTACCTGCGTAAGCTGCTTTAATGGTGCCTGTATAGGCGCCTGACTCAAGCACACGGAAACCACCCAGGCGGTCCTGAGACTGCTCGAGGCCTTCCGTGGTGAGGTTTCCAAAGATATTTGTCATTGGATTTTCATTCCTTGTTTCTGAGTTGATAATTAACCGTGGTAAAACTTATCCAAATGATCCAGCAAGAGCTGAGCATCATTATCCATATAAGTTTGTTCCCGAGAAAACAAACCCATAGGTGAGCGGATACGTTCGGCTACGGTTTCCTTGGTTGGACGAGTCTGGAACACATGCTTATATCCAAGCTCCCTGTCCTGGTCAGTGATAACCAGGAGATCGGATCCATATTTTTCCAGTTCCAGCATGGTTATTTTCTTAGCTGATACTACTGTAGAAAAATATGATTCGATACCATTATTTTTAAGTGATCCCTTGATGGGCACCGAGACTTTCATCTCATGCCTGACTTCATCCAGTGTATCCAGGAGATGGGCTGTAACGATGGTTGGCTTACCCCATCTGACGACCTTGTCTTGCATTAGCACCTTGAAGAATTGGGCAAACTGACCCCATGCCTTCTGGGTATTGGGATTATCTATGATGTACATGCTTTCATACATATCCATCATGAATGTGGCAGAATCTATGATTATGCCATCCCATTTATCCTGGTTCAGGATGGCATGATCAAAGCCTTCGTATATCTGATATGGGTCAGAGACTCTAAATGTTTTGAATGTATTTTGAAAAGGGAGTCTCTTCCCAGCTTCGGTATTGAGATACATCCATCTATCCTGGTTCCGGATACTCCTCAGAGCTGCACTCTTACCGGTGCCTGAGTAGCCACCGATAAGAACTAATTGATCATTAATATCGCTCATGATTTTTCCTTAATTGAACCAGAAAAAGCACTAAGGCTTACCGTCTACATCGCCTTAGTAATCCCTCATTTATGTCGACGAGAGGGGGTAATATCAGGGTTTCTGGCTCTGATACTTCTTAGCGACAGTCACCATGATTGTGCTATCGATTTCCTGGGCAGTCATGGGATTGGATAATTTCCCATTAAAACCATGCACCTGGTTTCTGACATCGAGCAATTTCCAGCCAGCATCTACGAGACATAGTGCATATTTGATCAGCTGGTTATTGCGATTGCCTATATCCATCCGTGAAGCAAACCAGCGCTCAAGATTATCCAGATTTCCCAGTGCCTGGTTCCTTTCCTGGTGCTGTTCATTTCTGGAAGTTTTCGGGATGAAATCTAATACGTCGAGAGCTTTGGCTTCGAGATTATAAGTTACCTGACATCCTTCATGACTCTGCCATTTCTTGGATCTCTGGTTAGCTGACTCATCGCTCTGGAATGGCAGCCATGCCATGACGCTATTCATGAAGCCTTTATATTCGTCATGATCGAGTTCGAGATGATAATTGGTTGGCAGAATCATTCTGAACCTGTTGTGATCAGGTGTGGATCGCTTGGTTGTATAGGTCAGGAATTTATAATCCTTCATTAGTTCATGAGCTGCCACCAGACTAATACCAGAATCCACATCGATGACGATCATATTGAAGCCGGGGATTACATTTTCATCGGCTCGATGGTCCTGTTTAAAATGATGATTGGCCCAATTCATATCAGATGCCTGAGCCAGAAGATAAAGCTTCTCGAATGGGACCTCTTCCTTGAGATAATTATAAGCCCAATGAGTTGAATATGAGATTACCATTTTCTGGAAGTTAGTTTCCTGGAGTTTCTCTCCTTTGAAAAACTCGATCCCATCAACAAATGATTTTTTGATAATAATATGTTTCTTATAACCCCAGGCTGTTGCCAGGATCATTTGCTCTTCACGTTGAGCCTTGGCTGTCTTATAGAATGGCAAAGCCTCATTGAGATCGGCATGAGTTACTTCGGTATTAACCCCAGCTATATATTTAGCCAATTTCACATAAGATTTTTCACGGTTCAGGATTGTCTGAAATGCAGCTCCTGATTCCTCGACCAGTTTGATGGCCGAATGCAGATGCTCCATCAGCACCTCGGTGGAACCATCGATAAAGGCATAGGCACCAGCTAGCTTCAGGGTTTTGAAGTAGCGATGAGCCATCTCTGATTTCTTGATCTCCTCGTGCTCAGGCATGGCCTCTGCGAGGCGTTCACAGTCGATTCGGTAGCTGAGCAGCTCGATCGATACTTCCTCGCTGACTTCCATCCTCCAGCCGAAGAGAGCCGGGTCTGCCAGCGTATAGAAGTGATGTGCCCACTTGGTCAGGATGGCATCATTCTCTGGTGCTATCAGCAGTTTGAATATCTCGGCTGGCGACAGTGACTGTGACGCCCTGACAGGTTGGCCAAAACCAAAGATGCATCGTCTGGCATAGCCGGTCTCGAGGAAGCTGTAGAACTGATCCTCGGTGGTGGATCCATCCAGCAGCTTGGCTGGTGTTCCAAATAGCAGCATGTTGGTTGGCGTTTTGCCATCCAGTTCCTGGCTTCTCTGGTTCTCGGCTGTGTTCTTAACCAGTTTTTGTTTAACAATACCTAGATCATATAACTCCAGGAATGTATTCAAAATATCGGTCTGGCCAATCAGATTGGAACCGATCTCGTCGATCTGCAGATTGATTGAACCAGCGGATGATAACAGTAACTTCTGCCGTAGCTGCTTGACAGCTGGTGTGGTGCCTGAGTCGAAGGTGAAGGGGAATACCCCTGCCTGCTTGAATTCGGTTGAGGCCTTATCGTATTCAACCTGTTGATCGTTTCCATTTCTAGCTGCTCGTCCATTGGCGATGACCCAGAGATTACCTTCTGAGATTACCGGAAAGGTGTCCTCTATGAAGCGGCTCTTAAATTTACCCAGAATATCATTTTCAGCCATATAGACTGAATGACCTTTATTGGAACCAGAAGGTGCCAATGCCAGGGCATACATATTAACCGGAATTTCGCCTCGATCCTTGGTCAGGATGGTAGCCCGCATGGACGAGGCCATCTTGGCGAAGAAATATACCAATTGAGTTCGGAAAAAACTTCGATCCAGGTTCTGGGTTTTATTACAAAATACGTCGACGATTTCTTCCAATGCCGGGTGGTGCTTAACAGCAGTTAAGTCAAGCGACATAATAATTGTCCTTTTGTTTACATATTGGAAATGCCGGGCAGTAATCACAGGCTTTTACCTCTCCCGGAACCGCCAAAACAATTCCTTTTCCACCCTTGCTGGCTTGGTAGGCATGTGCTTCGGCCTTATCGTCGAAATTCTTGGTGGCCCTGACTGTCTTCTGGGGATCGGCATAATATTTATACGTGGTCTCGCTTCGCCAGAGTTCTTTATCAGTGCAATAGGGAATCTCCTCATCGGGGGATTTCTTATATCTGTCGAGCTGTGCCAGCTTGAAGCTGATGAACTCTTCGACCTCATTAATCGACGGCAGCTTGACTGGATATTCTAATGCCCTGGTCTGCGGATAGCCGGGGTCTCTCTTCGCCTGGCTCCGTTGCCAGTCGGTAAAAATGAACTGGATATAGATGTGATTATCAGTGATCAATTCAGGATTGAGCCAGCGATAAATGCCGCCCTGCATGGCATAATCGGCATCTTTCCTACCTAGCAGGTAGCTGTAAACCGAAGTGGTTTTAACATCGAATAGACGACCGTCCATTACCATGTCGAACTTGCCACCAATTTTATAGCCTTTGAATTCTTTAATAGCTCGTCTTTCTATCCAGACAGGAATAAGATTATTATTTTCAATCATGGTTCCTGGATCAGGATTAACAATAATATTATTAGCTATTGATGCCGGATAGCCTAGCTTCTTCATGGATGCCCTGCCTGATACCTTCCATGCTTTTTCGATAGAATCATGGATAGCATTGCCAAAGCGAGCTGCAATAAAAAAGGAGACATCCATCTCCTTGTCGCTGTCGAGCACACGCTGGCTCAAGACCAGTTGTCTTGTGCTTTTCAGGAGATTAGTGGCTGAGATATAATTGGGCTCATTAATGAAATCATAGTCATCATGCAGGAGCCACACTGCCAAAGGCAAACTGATGCTATGTTCGTTCGTCAATCGCATGATAGACCTCAGCGTGGTGCGAACTAGGGAAATCACCCTAGCTTGATTCTTCTGGTTTGGGAAGATATTTTTATAATATTTTTTAGGGTATATATGGTAGCCAAAGAACAATTAACCCACTAAATGTAGTAGGTAGCTAATCCTTTGATTTCATTACGTATTCTGTGAATGTAGATGCTATCTCACGCGCAGTGGCATAATTGGGTAGTTTCAGTTCCTGGCTCCAATTCGGATAGTAGATTGCGAAGACTCCACCGAGTTTCACTTCATCGTGTTGAATATCAGGATGATTTTGCCATTCGCATGCTTTGACAATAAAATTATTAGCATACGTAATGGCTTGTATGTCATCCTTCACGAGGAAGTACTGTGCATCATGGATTTGGGCACATGGCTTGATCGCATGGCGATGCTCGCTCGCCTTGACCCCTGCCATGAATTCGGAACCGGCCCGTGAGTTGAGCAGGCACCAGGATTGACCCAGTGCATTGCCGGCTGTCCGACCTTCTGCATCGGCTTCATAGGGGGTTTTGGAGGTCCCTCTAACGACCTGATGCAGAAGGGGAGTCCTCAGTCTTAGACCGAAGGCGACGGTAACATAGCCGTCTAAGCAAGCCTGGTCCAGCTTTGCCTTCACCCAATCGTCGCTGACCTTGTAGAGCTCGTGGTAGCGTTGTTCAATCTGCCTGGCTTTCTCTTCTGGGAAGCCGCAGTTGACCATCAGGGTTCGCCAGGTGCCCTGATATGTGAGGGCAAAGGTTGGCGCCTTGGAGTCCTGACGGAGCTTGGGATATTTCACCTGGGTCGAATTGACTGAGGCTGGATTATCTGGATTAATGTCTGGCATCTGATCCCCAAAATACGCCTGAGCTCTCAACGAATGGCCATCGTAACCATCGAGGTAGACTTTGAGTTTGTTGGGGTCCTTGGTCGTAAGGGCGGAGATCCTGTCCTCGAGGGAATTGAAATCAATCCCACAGAAAAACCAACCTGCAGGTGCTTTGAAACAGCTCTTGATGAGCTTGGCATATCTGGTTCCGGTGGCTGGGAGATTTTGTAGGTTCGGATCGCTGGAACTCAACCTCCCACTGACAGTACCTCCGAGATTAAAATTACCGAATAAATAATGCCAATTATCTGGTCCTTGAACTGCTGTTTCTAATGCAGGAATAGTACTGGTTAAGATTTTATTAACTGCACGATATTTAATTAATGCCTCAAGAAAATCTTTAATATCTTGTTTATCTGTGTGATGAACCAATGAGGAAAGTGTATCACCATCCACTGAAGGTAGCTTGGTTTCGGTTCTGGCGATGACGGGAAGTCCCAGGTTTGTATATAGGAGCCTGATGAGTTGTGGACCTGAATTCGCATTAAATTCCTCGTTGGCGTCGGCAAAGGTAACGACTTTCTTCTTAAGATTTTGGTTCTTCTCATCTACCCACTCCTCATTAAGTTGGTAAACAAATTCCCTGACTAACATACTGTTTTCCATGGTCGTTACGGCATCATCATTGTCCTTCTGCAGAATTTCCTTGACGACCTGAACCCTATCCATGTCGACCGGCATACCAGTCAGTTGCATTTGTATGATATCTACCATTGCTGGTTTAAAAATATATTCATAAATATCCAACTGTTTATCATTAATAAGCGTCTGCCAATGCTTCTCATAGACGAACCAAGTGGCCAGACAATCAACAAGATTATACTGGAGTAGCTGAGGTAGAGGAATGGAGCGGATATTTTTAATAGACTCAACGGCATAATTCCCAGCATATTCCTGGGCTTGCTCCTTAAGACCAAGTCTATTTCCAGAGCATGAATTGGTAGCCAGATAACTAATTAGCCTGGTGCAATCCCAGTTTCTGAGCATGACGTTCAAGCCATGCAAGAGACCCTCATTATCGAGAATATCTTTCATGAATAGCTGGTAGATTAGGACTGTCACGTCATAATCGATTTTATGGAAGATAATCTTATTTTTGAAATCCAGGAAAAAGTCTCGCAGGAGTTCTCTGACTTGCATTGCTTCTTCTGGTTCCAGAAGATCCACTGGAAATGCTATGCCTTCAGTTGTTGACCAGGCAAAAGCTATTGTACCGATACCAGCTGAATAATGCTTGAGTGAAAATCCTTCAATATCCACAGTTAATGGATAGTTCGAAGCTATCATGGTATCCAGCCAATGAGCTATCTCATGGACTGTCTGGGGATAATCAGCATGTTTGATAATTTCCACACCTGGATCCTTATAAGTTCCATTGATCCAGGCTTTGAGAGCATGGATCCCTGTGGCGATACGATTGGTGACTTTGACTGGATCATAAAAAATGGTCCTGAAATTGGGTACATAGACCACTTTCCATGGACCATATTCACTGTTCATTATATAACCGAGGACTTTATCAACCTTAATAGTTTTGGTTAATGTTTTAAAATATTCTCCATCCCCAACTATTAAATATTGGATCTGAAGATCCTCTAATAGAGGAACCAGTTCCTCAGTAATGTACGCCTTTTGTTCCTTGACTGGCGTTTTTTTCTTACCCACCGCTTGATGGAGATCGATAACGATAATGTCCTCTTCGTTAAGACCATAGGGTCTAATGTAGGCCCTGCGTATCTCGTCCTTTCGGATATTATTGACCAGGATGCATATTTTATATGTGCGATTTTCTTCCGTACCGAAAGTTAAATATCGCATCGATTATCCCACAGGTTAATAGAGCAAACGAGCAGCTATATAAAACTCGATTTTTTCACGTAGTTTTACATACTGGACATGAGCTCTTGGATTATCCTTGAGCGTATAGGCTTCCGGTCTGGTTCTCTCCAGGCGATTGGAACCAGGGATGAAGTCCTTGAGAGCATTAGGAAGCGCATCACGCATATCCTGAAATGATCTACAATCCCGTAGGACAAGCGTCAAAGCCTGTCGTATGCGTTCCTTATCGGCCTGCATAGTTGCCCTCTCAGACAACACCTGGTCCATCTCGGGAATCATTTCAACAGGTAAGCACGTATAAGTCCCCCTGGCTCGATCGCCACCCTCCAGAAGCGAGTAGATCACGCCCATGTGACGAAATCCGTCCGGTGTACCACCAGACTGGGTGAACTTCTCGATGAGGGATTTTTCCCGCTTGAGGAGGAAGACTTCCTCTCGTTCAAATAGAACTTTTAGTAGGATATTAACATTATTGAATACCAGGTTTTTCTCAACCATGGATCACCCTTTGCTCAGGGGAGGATTAATCCTCCGTATTTGCTGGCGAGGTTACCGTACAGGAACACCCTGCTACGTGCCCGAGAAAACGCCACATAGAGCATCCGGGCTACCTGGTTCTGAATGTTGCAGGTGCTGATGTTTGAGAGATCCACAAAGACCGTGTCATAGGTGGATCCCTGAGCCTTGTGGACTGTCGCAGCATCTCTGGGTCGTAGATCGGCTATATTATTTTTGAGATTGAAATATGCCTGCCAGTTTTTATCCTTGGCATAATATTTCAATAGCTGATCCAAGTGATTACGATCAGTGGCAAATGGCACATTGGGAACCAGTTCCCCAAGTGAGGTTCTCAGATCCAGGCGATTGATATCGAGATGAATCTGGTGCTTCTCATCGACCAGCATCTGGCTTGGTCCTTTGTTACGCAGGACCTCAACCTCTGCCTCGACTGACAGCATGCCACTGGCATGATGGTAGGCAGTGTTGCTGATCAGCAGCTCACCTTTCTGGAATTCAGTTGGGAGAGTCCGCATGGCTCGAATGTGGTCATTGTACTGGATCACCCTTCTGTTGGTGTAGGCGAGGATTCGTGCATCCAGGGTCTGATTGTGGAAATGATTGGCCATCTCGGTTTTCATGCCTGGATCATCCAGGAGATCGATGACTCCAGGAACGACCTTGATGGGCTTGAAATCACCAGTTGCCACAGTCTCCCGTAGCTGTTCGCATACTTCCATCAGGGCTGGCTGACCGGCATTTCTGACGGGCGTGAGCAGCTCGACCATCGGTGAATTGTGTTTATAGACAGGGCTCATGGATTCCATGATCGGAGCCAGTTGATGACGATCCCCGACATAGACAAGCTTGCAATCCATGGTTCCCTCATGGAGCAGCTTCCAGAGCTCAGTATCGATCATCGAGCTTTCATCGATAAAGATGATTATGTTTCGATGGATCACCCATTTGGGAGTTCGTTTCAGGATGGTTTGACCAGTTGTAAAATCATCCTTGACCGTCAGATTGAAAAACGAATGCACGGTTGACGTAGGTCGATTAACAGCTGCCGAGAGAACCTCTGCAGCCTTGTTGGTAGTGGCTGTCATAGTGACTGAATTGAATTCTGGTTGGATGCCCACGAGTTTGCACATCTCGTGATATCTAGGCATTGTATTATCAATAATATAATTCATTAAATAGGTCTTACCGACACCGGCAGGACCACTGATAATAAATTCTTTGTCTTCACTAAATAGAAATTCAAAGAACGCATTAGCTGCGTCTTTCTGTCCCTGGTTTAGATTGTAATTATTACTGATCTGGGTCACGATATTCATGAATCCCCTCTATGTTGGAACCAGACAAAGAAAAACCCCGGACAAGCCGGGGTTCTCACTAACCGATCCGGTGGTCGGTAAGCTATCAGATTTCGAATGGAGTGCGGTCAGCTGCACCCTTGATCCAGGAAGGCTCCTTGCCCCTGCCAGACCAGGTAACACCCGATGCGGGATCCCGGTACTTGGCTTTGGCCTTCGAACCCTTACGCCTGTTTTTGGTTCCACCGAGAGCCTCGACGAGCTCTTCGACCGGAATGTTGTACTCGGTCACGACGCTGACGATCTGATCGATGACAGCCTGCTTTTCAGCCGACTGCTTTTCCTTGATACGCCGATCGATTTCCTCCTGCTGCTTGCGCAGCTGGTCGATCGTCATTTCGGCTGCCAGATCGGAAAAGCTCTTGGGAACTCCCAGCTTCGCCGGTTTTGCCTGCTTGTTAACTACCTGATCCATTTCTTCATTCTCCATTGATTCACTCGATGAATCGCCCTCAGAAATAGGATCAGTGGCTTCTGTTTCCAAGTCGTCGGGATTATTTTCTTCTTCTTCTGGTTCAACCTTCTTAGGCTGTCCCTTCTTTAGGAACTGTGGGATGTCGTTGTCTGAATTTTCGCTGTCGAATGCCAGCCGTTTGGTGGCAGCCTTTTTCTCATCAGCCGTTTCGGGCTCAGCCATAATAAACTCCTCGTCTGATTCGTCGTTATCGACGAACTCTAACTTCGTATTTTTTTAGGATTTTGTCAAATCAAAAATGGATGGTTTTGGTGGCCTATCCATAAATTCCCGGATCAATAGTGACCGCACGTATTCCTTGACTGAATAACCAGGACTGAGTTGATCCATCAACCAGGCTCTTTGCATCGGAGAAAGACTTTCATAAATATCCTCCATGAAAGCCCGTCTGGTATCCACAGGTTGAATGCCTAATTGTTTTAGGCGATAGGTAATAGTGGTATGATGAAGCTTTAGTCTTTCAGCTATTCCACATAATGATATACCAACATTATTAAGATTTACTATGTCGTTATCATTAGCTTTTTTCTGATAGGTAGAAGCCATCGTGGGAGACCTCGGTTTCCAGGATCCTAATGATTAGATCACCAAAAGAAAATCCCCCACCTGTGGCCAAACAGGCAGGGGATTGATGGTCTGTCCAGATGTTCGTGTGCCGTGATCTATTCGATCTACGCCGCAAACCGTTCAGAATCAATGTCCTATCCTGGTTCGCTCTGACTCGTCATCCGAATCATGCAAACTACATCAACACTTTTCAGGAAAAATCAAGCCCCTATACGAACATTTTTTTGAAACTCATTCGTCGGCTTAATCGTATCCCTCGCCGTCCTCGTCCTTGAATCTGGTGGGTTTCAGGAGCAGGCTCTTAGGTAATGGTTTTCGTTGCGGTACTGGTCTGCTCGAGTCTCCGACCTTCAGGATGACGATCTTGAAGACACCCTGATCGGTATGGATCACTGGATTATGCGGATCGCTGACATCGACGAATTTGATGTAAGCTTTCTCTTCTCCATAGGGATCTTCCCTGCTGGCTGGATCACTTTCGATCTCCCTGTCCTCGAGAAAGTCTCTAATGGCAATGCCAATGCGAGCAGTGGATAGAGTCATTCCTTTGGATCCTCCTCATCCTCTGGTTCATCTTCCTCATCGTCATCATCGTCATGGATCTCTTTGGCACCGATCACTTCAAATTCCTTGACCTCGTCGCCATCGGACCAGTCCCAGTCGTCATTTTCATCAGCTTCAGCTATAGCTTCATCAGCATTATTGGCTTCAATTTCTCTCTCACCAATTTCTTCGACAAACTGTTTAGCAGTTACCAGAAATCTGGGCATCAATTATCTCCTCTGGTTCAATGTTATCCCAACTTGCATTATCATAGTAAGTCAGATCTTCTTCATTCCAAAGAAGAATATCATTTTCGATTTTAGCTATAGCAATTGCCGCATCAGCATTATCAGCTTCAACAACAGTTGTAAAATGTGCATAGGCATCAACACATTTAGTTACTTTGAACTTAGGCATCTGATTCTTCCCCTTGGCCACACCCTTTTTCCATGAGCTTACCCATTAAGCGTTGAGCTTTTGGACCTGGATTATCTAGATCTCTGGTTCCATGGGCTTTTGCTTCTGAACCAGAAGAAAAGACTGGAATATCAGTCTGGTAATCCCATACTGCTGGATCAATATTTTCCCTACGAATTTTTGCCATTCTAAAGGCTAGAAGGTTCTCTGGTTTATGTGCTGCTACCCATCCAGCACAGAGATGGCCATCTTTCTGATGGCACATAAATATAGCCAAAGCACCTTTCATAACCTGTTCGCCCATTTCACCATCATAGTTTGGCAATTTGTCATATTCGTGCTGCTGCCAGATCCCGGAAGGCACGTCTTTCCTATATGGACATGACGCACAGGGTCGTGGAGCACAGGTAAGTACCTCGCTCATTTGGTGACTCCATATTCCTTGGTTACTGAACCAAGAGAAATATCTCCCCGGTTGTGATTCTTCTTCCACCAACGCTTGGCCCAGCAGCCTGGTACAGCGCATTCGTAGTGATCCTTGTCTATTGGCTGCCAGTCATGCTCGCAGTGCTTGCGGACCTTTCTAGTCTGGCACCAGTGACCCTTGACTGAGTGATAGCGATGACGCTGTCCAGTCTGCAGATGCTGCTTGATCAGCTTCAGGCCTGGTCCCTGAGCCAGGTGCATGGTCACCTTGTGATGAGGTGCCAGAACACGCTGCTTGCCCTTGATGATGCTGTGTCTTCTCTCCTGGTTCGACAGGGAGATCACTCCTGAGCCAGGACGAGTGAGCAAGAGCAGCAAGGCTATCCCTTGCTTGAGAGAGCCAGCTCCAGATTCCAGCATGAGTTGTTTTTCGTAGGGGCTCCAATCCTCTTTATAAGCAAATTCAAGTGTATGGCTTCTGCAGAAATTGGTAGCTTCAGGTGTTTTGAACCAGTCAGGAGTAAGACCTTGGTCACCTAAAATAGCTTGTCTTAGGCCAAGCCTGGATAGACCTATATCTTGGGCCATAGTAAGTTCTTCTTCAAAGCTGATTGGTCGATGCAGTTTGAAGAAATAAGGCATCATATCTGGAACAGATGTTTGTGTTTCCGATGAAAAGAACATCGTATTTTCAAAATTAATAAAATAACCAACACGAGAATCGCTATTCTTATCGGTATCTCTTCCATCGAGACCTTTTAGATAACCAGCGAAATCTATTTCGATCCAGGTATTAGGATATGGAGCTCTAGCAAACTCATGTTCCTGAAGAATCAACGAGCATATATCCCGGATCATGGTTCCAAGGAAAAAACTAGCTTCCCAATCCAGGACATATCGCTGAGCTTCTTTAAGGGGTTTGATTATTTTTTCAGTTACTTCACTAACTCGAGGAACTCGATGTAAACTTTTATTTACATGAATCATTGTATTATCATAGAGGGTAGGCGCATTTTTACTATGCATTTTCTACCCTCCTATGTTAATGATTATTTTTTCCTACCATGCTTACTGAAACCTTTGAGGGTCTGAGCAAATCTGGCTCTCTGGCCTATTTTGCCACCCTTCTTGGCAGCAGCAGCTAATTTTTTAGCTGGAATTTTTTCCCCTTGGGGAACACCTAAATCTCTATGAAGCTGCCCTGGTTTCTTAATTGCCTTTTTGATATTCAAACGCTTGGCCATAGTTTGCTCCTTTTTTAAAGAGATAAACTTTCTAAGCATTTTATTTATTTTTAATTTCCATATTAATTACAACACACACGACCTTTGGTAGTTTCCATCCATGCGGTTCACGTTGCAAATCTGGGCGATTGCGGATGTAACCATACCGTTCATTGTTGAAACGTCTAGCTTCTTCTCTGGTGTAGAATAACCTTGTCCTACAAGGATGGCTGGCATCTCCATCCAGATATTCACGTTTGCCATCTAAATGATTTTCACTTTGCTGCAGGATACCCCAGGCTAGAATAGATCGTTTATTCATCCCCTTGGTTCCTTTGTCAATGCAGTGTGAATAACAGCACGTAATTCATTAACCGACTTCATCAGCTGTTTCTGTCGATTTATATCACCACCTTCACGCTCTTCCATGCCTGCACTGAATGCTTTGTTTAAAATAATGGGAACGGTTGCTAGCATATCTAGTAGCTGGTCTCGTTCCTCCCGTAGTCGCCCATTCGCAAGCAGCGCGTCAGTGTACCGTTGGTTGCTCATTTTATTTCATAGCGGGCAAAGCCAATAAACAGCCTCCCGTCCCTATTGTCGCGCCCACGCACCAGCCACCAGCGGCTTGGCCACAAGCGGACAAGTTTGCGAATACCGAGCAGCGTCGTTGCGTAGCCTGTGCGATGCAGCGGCATTAGCCCCCCTTCGCCAGCGCGGCGCGGGCCAAGTCACCGATGCTTCGCTCTTGGCTTCCCAGCTTCCAGCTTTCGTCATAGGTGTTGGCGATCTTCGTCAGCGCCTCGCGCAGCCGGTCGTTCTCGGCCCGAAGGTGTTGAAGATCGGCTTCCGAGCGTTCGACATAGTCGGCGAATTGTTGTTCCGTCAGGTCGCTCATTTCCTTGCCTCCTTCGCCAGCGTGACATCGACGAACCGCACCGGCCACATCACGATGCGGCCATACACGGCAAGCGCCCGTTCGACCCAGTCCCGGCGATGGCTGGAGTAGATAGGTATCCACTGGCCCTCGATGAGAGCTTCCACGCGGTAAGTCAGCGGTCTCATTTCCCCGCCTCCTTCGCACGAAAAGGCGCCTTACAACTGAAACAATTCCAGCCGTTCTTTTTTGCAAGGCCAGCACTCGTTCGATGCTGGCAGGCTGTGTAGCGATAGCGGGGTTTGTCTTTACCCATTCCAGTTCTCAAGCTGTCACGATGTGCTGCGTCAGCCCACGATCTCCAACCTGGCATGTCGGTCATGAGGAGGCTCCTGCTAGAGCGTCGAGGGCAATGCGCTCCATGCGCTCGATGATGCTGCCGGGCTTGATGTACTGCTTGCTTGGGCGCATATACGCGATGCTTGTCAGGGCCTCGCGCAGCCGGTTGCGCTCGGCGTGAATATCCCTCAAATATGCTTCGAGGATCGTCTCCGCGCCTTTGATTTCTATGGTGTGATCGGTTCTGAGCAGCAAATGCCCGCCGCATATTGTGCATGGCTTCAGGTCGCTCATTTCCCAGCCTCGAACTCAAGGTGTTTGATGAGGACAGCTTCAAGACGCCCGACGTTATTACGAATGTCCCTAAAATCGTTAGCTATTTCGATCAGGTCGTGGCGTATTTCCTTCAATCGCAGACGAGCTTCGAGGATGTTAGTATTAATCGTTGACAAACAGTAATAAAGCAGACCAGTCGCCATAACGATTACTACCAAAATGATAAGCGCGACTTCGGTCATTGCCCTGCCTCCTTCGCCAGCGCTAGCCCGAGAGTGGCAATCCGCTTGACCCACTCCGGCGCACGCCGATGCTCGCTGATGATGGTCAGTGCTTCGCGCAGCCGGTCCCGCTCATCGCTTACCTCGGCCCAAAGCTGTTCAAAGCTGGCGTTCTTATCCAGCGCATCCTTGTATCTCTGAGTTTCATATTCGGCTTTCTCCAGTGCCTCACACAGCCGCTCGATCTTGGCTTCAAGTTCAGCGATCCGGTCGCGATATTCCTTGGTTTCCCATTGTTCGTCAGCGTTGTGTTGCGTCATTCCCCCGCCTCCTTCGCCAGCGCGGCACGAGCGATTTCGTTAGCGAACGCCCCGGCGCTGTATGTTCCTACCCAGCCGTATGTCCCCTGCATTTTTGCGATGCGTGTCAGCGCATCACGCAGCTGCCTGATTTCAGCAAGCGACGCTGCTGGTTCGTGATAGGCTTCATCGTCCGTCATGGCCGAAGCGTCTTCTCGCCGTGGCATCACGCTTTCAACCCCCATGGCTGGCGATCATCCGGGCGGTAGGCCGGGTTCGGAAGAAGTTCATGTTGGGCTCCTCAGAAAGGGATTTCGTCGTCGGCGACGCGCCGTCTACGCGGCGCCGCTTTGATCGTCTTCGTCCGTTCTGCCGCCTCCTCTGAGGTTCCTGATTTGAGAGCGGCCTGCAAAACAAGCCGCGCATTGTGTCCCGGCATCCTCGCTGGACTGCCGTAAGTGCGCTCAAGAAGCAGGTCTACTGCTTCCGTCATCGCACCCCGTAGCCGGTCGCGTTCGGCCTCTGCTTCAAGGACACGCTTCCACGCATTTTGCGCATCGTCCAGGGCACGTTCCAGATCGGACAGTCGCACCCATACCTCACCATCTTCCTCGATGGTTCGTTTCATTTCCTCACCTCCTTCGCCAGTGCCACGCGGGCGATTACGCCAATTCCACCCAGTATATGCGGGTGTGCTTCCGACCATCCGTTGATCTTCTCAAGCGCCTCACGTAGTTGCTCGTTCTCGGCCTTAGCTTCGTCACGCTGGCGCAGAGCCATGTCGGTCATCTTCTTCCAGACGCGCCTAACATTGCTATCGGTCTTACTTTCGAAGGCGACTTTCCAGTCGTCCCGTTCCTTCACCAACCGGTCGTTCTCGGCTCGGAGGGCTTTGCAATCAGCCTCGGCTGCGTCGTAAGCAGCTTCGTAAATGTTGATGTCGTTCATTTCCCCGCCTCCTTTACCGTCGCGACCTTGGCAATACGTCTTGCTTCATGCGGATCGTCCAGCCAATTCAGTTCTGCGATTTTTTCCAGTGCTTTGCGCAATTGGTCGTTCTCAGCCTCAAGTTTGGCAATACGATTTCGAGCGGTCCAGATGGCAGTGGCAAGTGTTTTCATTGTCTTGTCCCGCTTAATCTTTTGACCGTAATTATATGCTGTATCCTCTAATTTATTCATTGAGGTGAACAATCTGGCCTTGAGCCACTTTAGCATCTCGATTATTAAGAGCGACCCAGATAATAGGTATATTTAATCCCGGTGGTAATGGTTCCATTGGATCACATTCCAGATCCGAGAATATCACCACAGCTGTTGGTTCGTTCTTGACGATCCATTCCCTGACACAGACGAGAGACGTACCTCCTCGGCCTGTGATCTTGATCTCATCGAAGGGATCGTCCTTAAGGAACACATCTTCCTGTTGGATCTGGGTGTCAAACTGCACCATAGTCAGCTTCTCGGGCTGATAGGTGTCTTTGACGTATTTGAACTCCGAGTTGAAACGGATGCTATCGCCATCACTAATGGAACCAGAGACATCCTGGAAATTCACAATGTGGTCCAACCCCTGACGATCATCGACCAAGCCGGGAAGGTAGATGTCCTGGTAGCGCCTATTGGGCCGCATCCAGCTGTAATCCAGGTTGGCCAGCTCATTGAAGAACTGGTGGAGGATCCTGTCCCAAGGTAATTTTGGTGACAGGAAGCGCTTGAGAGTGATCTGTACCTCTCCAGGCATATCTCCCGCACCACCAGAGATCGCAGCGGTATGGGCTGCAGAGACAACATTGTTGATGACTGTATGTTCGATCGACTTCTGGTCATCGATGCTCTCGGCCTCTATGATATCACCCGAATCACCCTCTCCAGTTTCCTCGTCAGTGTGACCCCACATAAACTTGGGAAAGGTAGTTTTTAGTTCCTCTAGCTCTTCGTCGCGTCTGCGAACCAGGTCGTCATAAACAGCCTCAGTGACCCACCCGTCATACCGGTGATCGAGCCATGGTTTGAGACCCTCGAACGAATGGCCCTCGAGATCGAGCATATTATTGATGACGATATCGCCAGCCAGATTCCAAAGGTAGGGTTCCCTGGTTCCTCTTCTGAGCATATGCAGCAGACCAGGATGCCAGAGCTCGTGCAACAGGACGGTGCCTCTGGACTTGGGTTTGGTCTTCAAGAAGAACCGCGGATTCCACAGGAGTCTGATTCCGTTGGTGCAGGCAGTAGCGATGTCGACTGTCCATGAAAAATTCATGGAGCACATCAATGGACCCAGGAAGGCTGCGTTCTTACCCAAAAAAACCTTCGATTTGACCCGATCCAGTTCCCGATCCAGAAGCCGATAATTGAGCTCCGGTAATGGTTTCTTCTTTTTCTGGTTCGCTTTGATCAGTTCCGGTGTCATTACCGTCATCGACAATGTCGTCATGGAGATACCTCGAGAGTTCAACCATCGCTGCTCTGAAAGCAGGATGACGTTTCATTTGTGGTTTCTGAACCATCAGAGCCCGGAAAAACAGGATTCTAAACTCAGATCCAAGCCTGTTGATGTAAATAGAAATATCAGCCAAATTATCATTAGCTACATTTTCTATCAAATAGGTAACAGTTGCCCATTTGGTGGAGCTATCAGCAGGAAGCCTGGTTCCAATTGGATCCTTGATGATTTCTTTTAGCTTAGGCAATGATTCATAAACTTTAGTAAAATTGATAAAATCAGTAGCTACTCCAGAGGTAATAGCACCTGCATAAAGAGCAGCCTCTTCCTCCATCTCATAGAAGGAGGATCCATCAGCCCTGGTTCGGGTTTTGAATTCCTTGCCTTTAATAAGCTTGTTCATGAATTCCCAGGTTCTGGGAGCACAGAAAGTCTTATCATTATGGTCAGGTCTAAAATCATGCAATAATGCTTTCTTCATATTCAAGAAAGCCACAATTCGACCATCCCAGGCAAACCTAAGAGCCACGTCTTCCATGAACTCATCAAAATTGAGCTCCATGGTCAGATGGATCAATCTTGACTGCATGGCAGTGGAGAGGGGATTAACAATCGATCGGTCGGTCGTAAGGTTACCCGCACAAACGATAACGACATTGGAGTGGAGCTTACGGAGCCCAACCATTTTGTCGAGGACAAGTTTGTAGGCTGCAGCCTGAACCATCTTTGAGGCTGCATTGAACTCGTCCAGGAATAACATCCATCCTTGGTAACCATCGGGAATAGGAGTCCCCTCAACTGGGAAATTTTCGAATGGAATGAAGCTGGCACTTCTTTCTGTTAGCTTAGGCAGGCCAGACAGATCTTCCGGGGCTGATGTGCTCAGCCTATGGTCTATCATCTTCAGGTTAAATTCCTTGGCAATCTCAGCCACGATGGCACTCTTGCCCATGGCAGGAGAGGATTGCACAAAGGGAACCAGGCCTGAGAACATGCACCTGATGATGTATTTTTTGACCTGTCTGGGGGTACAGGTGTAGGCACTCAAGCCTGCAGCCATGAGACTTTCCTCACTAAGTTGATAATACAGAATTAATTGGAGATGGCAACCATGCCATCGGTGTCATTCCACCGATAATTGGCAGGCTGGTCGGACGGTACGACACGGTAGTCGTCACATTGCGTCCAATTAAACATTTTATTGTAACCAGCTTTACTGGCTTCACCTTCAGTTTCAAAAAAAGCTTGATTGTCGTACCATTTTCCTTGAACGTTAACTTCATAACGATAAGACATTGGTTTCTCCTTTCTGGAACCAGAAAAAAGAAATTAGACTTTTGAAATATCAATGTCTAATTCGGCAGTCTGGATCTGATAGGATTCATCATCCTTGGCTTCGAAGTAGTGCTCAATCATTTCATCTGGATCCTCTGGCTTGACATGCTCTGGATCCATTTCGTCTCCCCACCAGCTATCGACATAATTCTTAACGATTTTATTGGCAGCTTCTGCAGAAGGACTGGCATAGAGATCGTCGCCATGCTTGTGACTGATATGAGTAATCCAGACTGTGATTTTCATGCTGCCCTCTTTCTAGCAGGTTTAACAAATGGTACATTAACGCAGAGTTTATGATGTTTGTCACAATAGACACTATTAGGTAATTTAGCTTCACCACAAAATAGTCCTTTATCGCCAGGCTGTTCATGATGTTCCCACATAGGGAATTTACAATGAAATTCCTTAAGTCTGACTAAGGTTATTCCTTCCATTTCTGGTTCCTCCTCTATAATGACTGGTGCATATTTGAGGACAGGTTTAGGTTTAACTTCAGTTTCAGATTTTTTAGCATTCATGCCTTTGACAGGTAAATGAGGCAAACCAATTTGTTTTAGTCTAGGTGTTCTCCAGATAATACCCATTACTGAATTACGAGTACGACTCACAGCCTCAGCAATCTGTTTGCTCGTGAAATTCTTAGTGAGCATCATTTCTGCTATCTTATTAATTTCCTCTTCGGTTGGTGATCCAGTCCTAGCAATCATGCAAGCCTCTTATCCGTTGCCAACCAGGTCGGCATAGTTATGTCTAATTCTTTACGTTCTGATATAATATTACCAGTTTCAACTATAGTAATTCTTATTAATGGTAAGAATACTATATCTTCGTTAATAGCTATTGAGACAGCTATTGACATTCCACCTTTATGATAAAAGCGTTCCAAACACCTAATGGTAATTGGAGTCCAATCTCTACCGTCTTCGTCAATATAGCTCATGATTATTTTCTCATCCATACCCACATAATGAAGGCTATCACAAGCAGTGATATTATAACTGTGTACATACTAGGATTTCCATAATCAAACATTAGGACCACCTTGAGCCAGTTTGATATGTAATTCCTCAATTTTTTTATGTAATATAATACGATCGTTCCTGAGTCCTATGAGTGTCTTGATGACCAGGTCTATTGCCTTGGGTCCTATGGCTGGTTTTTGACCCAGCCATTCAATGAACACATCGATGTCTTCGTCAGCAAGTGTTGGCACAGGATAATCGTTCATGGTAACTCCCTAAAAAAATAAACCCCCGCCAATATGGCGAGGGTTCATAGTTTCTAGTAATTAAGAAATCATTTTTTTGATTTCTTTCTATAATCATCATCATCGTCATCTTTGCCTTTGACGAGCTTGGCTAAACGGGCATCACCTTTAGATTTCTCCTCGGCTTCTTCCTCTTCAGCTTCAGCCTTTGCCTTGGCATCCGCTGCAGTCTTGGCCTTCTTGGAAGCTTTGGTATCTTCTTCCTCGTCGTCAGCCATGAGTAGAAGAGCAGCTGTCACAGTGACACCAGCCTCAGTTATATGGCCCACGTATTTATGGGCAATCCTGATGACGGTAGTGCCTGGAGCAACGCCTGTGACGACTCCAGCGGCACTTACGGTGGCAATAGACGTATTGGCACTGACGAAGTCATTGTCTGCCACAGCAGACGCTACATCGCCTGGCTGAAGCTTTACAGCAAGGGTAGCTGTCGCAGCGACCACCATAGCTACGGGAGCACAGGTGATACCCGTTGAAAGCATGATTGGGCCATGGCGCTTGATTCGAATATTGGCCATGTCATGGATGCCATGAGGAAACATGGATCCAGGCGTTGGGCCGCTATAAGCAGGGAGACCGTTTAGAGCTACAGGCGGTGCCACCCATCCAGTGGTGGGTGGTGTCGTAGTAGCTGGTGTTGCGAACAGACGTTTGGCGACAACCTCTCTGACGTGATGAAAAGCTGTGTGGTTGAGTCCATATTTGTGAAGCGGATCGGTTCCAGCAGCGTGGTCAACCGTGCCAAGGCTGGTGCCTGTACCCGGTAGCGTATCTGCACCAACAGCGACAAAGACATCAAATCCTGGCCTGATGGGAATTGGTTGACCACTGGGCAGCAGAGTAGTGGTGTCCATAGGACCAAGTTCCAGTTTATAAGTAGCCATTTGCAATCTCCTGAAAAAATAAGGGCGCCGCTCCCTAAGAGTCAGGAGCGACGCCATGTTATCAGGAAAGTGCGTAGTTGGTAACTCGAATATCAGCAGGTAGTGTCGGATCGATCTTGCCAGCTGTGATATGTTTTCCGGTGATCTGACCAACGATCGAACCAAGGATCTTGGATTCAGCTATTTCAGCCAGCAGATTATTATATTGCTGTCTGAGATCATTTCCATGGTTCGGAAGGCATCTGAAACAGTCATGGATGGAGATAACCTGGAATGGTTTATCTGGTAATGACCTGAGTAATTGTCTAATAATTTCAGGATTAACCAATCCCATATTATCAATGTTCAGATACTCCAGGATCCTAGCTGATAAGAATCCTGTCATTTGGTAGTTGATCCAGAGCTGTTGAACGAGCCTGTCGTTCTCGTATCTGGATCGGTGTCCTCCTCCACCTACGAATGCTAAACCCTGCAGTTTCTTGATCTTGATTGGATCGTAGTTACACCTTCTGTTCATTTCCCTGACGATCATGCCATCAATGGAATGAACCATGTTGGCTCCCAATGAGCGTCCTCCCTTGATGGGCATGTTCTCATTGAAGATAACGTCATATGGTTCATCCAGGAATGTGACAGGTTCTATTATCTGACCCATTACCTTAACTTTCACATGGAAATTATCAGGTAATGTCCATTGATTAATCAGGGCTGTCGGATCCCAGATACCAAGCATGGTCTCATTGATTTCCCATGCTCCTGGTGCATTCTCCTGGATTGTCTCATAGAAGGTCCTGAGCAGTTCACCCTCGCCGAATATCTGCTTGGGTGTGGCTGTGGACCCATAGAACGCTGTCATACAATATGTTCAACAGAAGTCGTTAATTTCTGCCAGCAGCTTTACCTGCATCTCCATGTTTCCAAGGAGTTCGGACTATATCATAATCCCGAAGGATCCCGTGCGCTTCGGTCCACTTGGACCTACTCTACTAGGTTCGATTTTCATCGCCGTTCGATAGTCTCTGCACCTTCTGATATGCCAAGATATCTTCACACATACTCAGGAAAATTTCAGTTGCCATTTCACCTTTGGCTCTGTTTGCAGCCCATGAGAGCCACTGTACATTACCCTCAATATATCCTTTTCCTGGTTCAATTTGATCCAAAGATAAGGAATGCATTGAGTCTTTTTCTAGTGAAAGGCTAACTCCTGTTAGATTACATAAACCTTTTTGAGATTTATATACACTATACAGATAGTTATCTGTTAATTCTGGTAAAGGTCGTTTAAGTTTTACACATCTACTTTTCGCATCTTTTAATTTATGACGAATAGTAGACATTAAAACTCTATCTTCTAGTGGAATTAATTTAATTCTACCAGTACCTTGATAACCAGGATTTCTTTTCCTGAATTCTTTTGCATAATCATTATTACATGATTTGCAATAAGTGTGGTGGTTTTGCCTTGTAATAGCAAAACATATGAGATCTTTGATTTCACCACAACGTATGCATAGCTTGGTTTGCATAGAAAGCTCCTAAGTTGCTTTCTACGTATCAGCTTGGCTCATGATTGTCCACAAGGGATGTTCCATGAGTTCACACGGTTTAAAGGCGACCATGACTAGTGGTTAATCGCCTGCTTGGTCTTTTTCCGGTCTATTTTCGCATTTGAGCCTAGTTTCTTGGCCATAGTGTTATAGATGGAGATGTATGCGTCTTCGCGGTGGCCCGTGTCGATGACATTGCAGAGACTGGCGGCTTGTCTGTCGCAGGATAGAGCCGCCAGGATCTGTATGCCGGAACAGGTGGCATCCAAACTGATTGGATACCCACACATCTTTCCTTCCTTGGCTTTTTCCCAAGCGACTATCCCAGCATAAAAAAGCGCTGGCTCTTCAGCCTTTGGAACCAGAGAATGAAGCTGTCCCTCATTCTCATCGAACCAAGAAAGACGATCATTCCAATTAGCCTTGTCGAGGCCAAAGTTACTAGCAATATCTATTTTGAGATATTGCTGACCTGTAAATGTTTGTAGCATGATAGCTCCTTAATAGCCGGGTATTTTCCGGCGGGTTAATTCTTTCTCCTCCTTGTCGAAGAGAATGAACAGTGTGTAGTCCTCTGGTTCACCAAAGTCTGATGCCCAGATTTCCATCCTTCCAGCCAGAGCCAGGAGATCTGGTTCGAATCCTGGACCCAGAGGCGGTTTAGCCACCATGGATTCATAGTTTGCACTTTGTTCCATCAGGTACATTATCCTGCATCTCCATAGGTTTGCGTGCATGCAAGACCTACGTGTTGACCACCGGTCATTCCACAGAGGCCGCATTTGTTTTCCAGCTTGGCTGCTGCCTCGAGGAGCAGATCTCCATGGCAGGCCAATGGCTTGCAATAGCAGACCAGATGCTTGCCTTTGAGAGGCTCGAGATCCAGGTGAGGCAACACATGGACACGGAACATCTCGATGGATCGTTCTCTGCTTTCAGTGAAATACAGTGCCTTGCTGTTGGGATTATGTGAGTAGGGATTTCCCCAAGGAGAACCTCTGCCGACATATACGGCATCATTAGGAGCCGTGTTATGTTTCTTATTATGGACTCTTGGTTTAGGATTTCTAGGAGTTGTCATTCATCTTCTCCTAATTCTGTTTCTAGAAACTGGATCAATCCCTTAATAAAATCAGTATGTAATTGTTGATTTCTCCAGACAATATATTGCTCATCTCTGGACATGGCTTTGCCATATAGAAGTCGGAGTTGCTGCAGTTCTTCATTGGTAAGAAGAATTTCATTAGTGGGATGATTCTCATTCATTTTGTTACCTCTTGAAGTGCTTTTATTATGAAGAGCTCGATTAAACGGGCTGCTTCTTCGAATTTCTCCTCATCACCACGACAGACTCTGTGAAACAAGGAAGTTAATGCAGGTACAGGCTTTCCATCCACCAAGGTAGTTGGATCCTGGGTATGAAGTAGAATTTGTTGGATTTGCTCATTCATTTTGTTATCTCCTGATTGGCAAATTCTACCACTGCTTTATTCCAGCATGCTGCCTGATAATTAACATGATATCCTTGGCAATATGTCCTGCCTCGTTTATCATATTTATGGGTGAGCCAGAATTCACCCTCATTGGATAATCCCAGATGATTAAGAACATCATGGGCTGTCCGGTCATATTTTTCGAAGGCTTTCACCCTCTTCTTGTATTCCTCGATGTCTTCGTCCTGCTTGGGCTTGTCGAGGTGTCTCCATTTGTTCTTGATGGTGGTAGCTACCTGCTGGTTCAACCTGAATTTGATTCTGTTTAGGCTATTTAAGTGATCCAGGCAGACATCCTCATCATGGTGATTATGTCTTAGAATCACTGAGTTATGACTCGTGTAATAACCCGTGTCATGATTAGTCCTCAATATCCTTGGTTCCACGACCATAGGCAGTGGATATTGATACCGATCGATGTCGTCCTGCACGTCTTGACTGATGTCCCATCTAACGATGAACTGTTTCTGGATGGGGCTCCAGTTGGCCAGATCTGCCCGTACAGCAGCATCTAGGGCATTGGCTGTCCGTTGTGGGTCTCCATCAAAATGTCTCATCAGGATGCCTGCCATGGTTGGCAGAGTAGCTCTCTTGTGAAGAGCCATCTGAACCAGGAAGTCGAATCCGAACTCCATATCGATCTTGTGCTCGATCATGTGAGCCTTGAAGTCGAATTCCTTCTCCGATTCGAAGTCGTCTCGTATGCGAGTGAACAGCTGGTTCTTGTGGAACAGCTGCTCGATAGAGATTTGAAACTCAAGCATGGATTTCTCCTTTACTGGTTCGATTGTTTTCATGGGTGGCGGTAGTAATGGGACTATCGGAGGCAATGAAAAAGGCTTCCGAGTTTCCTCTAGAAGCCTTAATTCATGAACCAGGATAATGCCGAGTTGGAGTATTTTAATAATAGCTCCTACATTCATGTGATCTCCCGATATTTCTCCAACAGTTTCCTGAGTTTATGTTCATCGAAACCAGGTGAAAGATAATCAGACCCTTCAGGTCCGAATCTGATACCTGCTGTTATTTCCTTATTACCTGGGAGGATATAGGCGTCGAGTTTGTCTCCATATTGGAACCAGCGAGAAATAGAATCTGGTCCATGTGGGTAACACTCGGCCAGCTCCTCTAGCTGGACATATGTGATTTCATCCTTCCAGGGATTATCTTCATGCCAGTGGGTAATCATCCGAATTCCTCCAGAAAATCATGTGCTTTCTTTTTCCATTCGTCCTCATTGTTGAGGGCAGCTCTTAGCAGCTTACGTAGCTCACTCTCACGATCCTCTTTCATGAGGTTCTGGATATCCATGACCTGACCGATGAATGAGCTCCCTAGACCCATTCTAATTTCACTCTCTGGAGTGGATTCGAATTCGGCTAGAGATGTCCTGACTTTTCTGACTGAAATAGCCAGATTAGGCCATTCAATTCTGGCATAATCATTTATATCCTTATTCCAATCACTAAAGGGTCCGAACCAATCTGGATCTTTATCCTGCATGGCGTGAATGTCTGAGAGTAAGCTCTTTAGATTTTCTAGTAATTCTCTCATTGTGAGTTCTGCCTTCTGGCTTCGAGGTAAACATGACCATGTTCTATGCCTTTGGCATAATAGAATCTAATGGCATCAGTGAAATCCGCAGGTGGATTACATTCTGCAGTTAGAAATCCAACAACATAAGTTTGAACCAGGATAAGGAATAATGATTTATCTCTATCTCCTGTTGGTTCACTTGATGTGCCTTTAAGTAATGCATGATCCATATCTTCATGGATTTTTGCCATTAGCTGAGTGATAAGCCCTCGATTATCATCAATGGCTTGAACCATAGGAGTAATGTCTTCCATTATCTTCGCCATATCCTGAGAAAATTAAATCTATTAGAATGAATTTTCCTTTTAGCATTATTCTTGCTGTTCCAGGTACGAGCTATCATACGGTTTTTAAAAACCTTCCCTGGTTGTGGGTTTCCCCACAGCCAAGGTTGGATAGATCTTAGAAATCGATTGGGATTCCAGAGCGATTTCATACCCAGATTCCATCATAGACACCTGGATGTTCTTCACCTCTGGTTCGAGGTTGATCCAGTTTGCCTGAATCCCAGAGTTCCAGGGCTATTTCTACACCCTTCTTGGGATTCTTTTTCCAATAAACAGGAGCATAATTTGTCTTTATAGCTTCCTCGAATATGTCCCTTTTGGGCATATTGGTTCCAGCGATTATTTTCTCTACATCCTTAAGATCCACTTCTCCATTGAGGATGTCCTTGACGCAGAAGCTGAGACTCATTCCGATCATGCTCGTATCCTCCCCTGGATGTTGTCGATCTCAAGAAGCTGTGCCTCGAGCTCTTTGGGACTGGTAGCTGACCCAAAGTTAATGATGGGGATCTGATAGTGCTTGGCGATCCTCAATGCCTGGCCTGTCCCACCTGTGACAGCACCCTTGATGGTCCAGCATATGATGAACCTGGATGGCTGCACGATCGCTCCATGGATCTGCTCGCAGCCTATGACGATCCTCGTATTACGTTGATGCAGAAGCTTTGCTGAAGGTGAACAGGCACTCCATCTTGGATGATAGTGTGCAGTGAAATCCTGTTCCTGTTGAGTGAATGGATACTTCTTGGGATTGAGCTCACTTGGATGGTTATTGTATCCGGCCCATGGAAGATAGATTTCCTTGGCCTCGTCGTGGATCCCCTCCTCGAAGGCCGAGTCAGCTCCTGTGGCAGCACCTGACCGCAGGATCCATCCTTCACTCTCCAGATAACGCGCAACCTGGTTCATGATGGTCTGGATGTGCGTCGGTGTCTCCCTGGATCCTATTCCAGCGTAAAAAAGTTGAACTTTAGGTGCCGTTTCGATGGCCATTTTTGCCCTCCTTTTAAAACGGTTTAGTTTTCAGGCATTTACTCGACAAATTCCTCATTTTCGAGATAGTTGGTTACTCGATACCCACAATAAGTAGAAATTTCGAGTTGAAAAAGTCCAACTTAGTTCGACTTTCGTTCCTATCTATTTAGGTAGTCTTTTGGTCTCTGATAGCCATCAGGATCTTGCCCAGATGATTATCTCCCTGGCCTGCACAGACACCCCAGTAGGTGTCTCCCCAATGATTTTCTTCGATGATTTCCCTGGATCCAGTGGCTTTTAATTTAGCCATTAATTCTGGATGTTGGTTGAATTTAAGGGTGACAATTTCTGTCATGATCCCTAATTTGATTTCATTCCAATTGGATCTTAATTTCACTTTAGATCCATGTCTTTTAGCCTGTCCAGGAGTTAATGTAGCTATCCTTATCCAGTCGCTTGCATCTTCACTCTTGGTAGCCTGATAGGCATTCTCGGCAGTCGGAAAGAACCATCTTTCTGTACCCATGGGTATCTGTACCGTGGCTGGGTAGAAGTTGCTGAGCCAGGCATAATCATCCCTGAAACTACGTATTGCATCCATGATTACCTCCTGTTGACTTCTATATTAAAAAAGGAGATATGCTATATCGCATGGATAAGCATACCTCCTTGGCTCCAAGGGACGGAACCAGAAAAAGAACTATCGGGTAGTAAGAGATCCTGAAGCATAGTTTTCAACGACATTCTTGGCCGTTACCAAATCAATCCAAGGAAATAGAGGCTGGTAGAAAGCTCTGAACTCCTTGATTGCATTGATCTTTTGATTAGGGGCATACTGCTGCCAGACATGGGGTGAAGGCAAATTGGGTATATGGTAATCATGAGATTCACAATATTCGGTTACTCTTTCTATGGCTCTCCAGGCGTCTACGAATAATGTTTCTTTATAAGATTTAACAGCTTCGCTGAAATATCCTTCCTGGGCCAGGTCTCTCCAGGTTGGAGGTGTCTTTTCCTCTTCCTGGTTCGACTCGTTGAAGAGGTCGTGGAATAGGATGGGATTTTTCAATGCTGCCTTGGCGATATCTTCCTGCATTTCATTCATGGTCGAATTTAGGATTCGAATCAGAATGATGGAAGCCTTCTCATGTATTTTATCAATCTCACGCATTAATACCTCCTAAATGCACCAATCGAAGGCGCAGCCTCTCTGTTGTCGATAGGACTATCGGATTCAAAGGGGAACACCTGGCTCCATCTCTGGAACCAGGTATCCCCCTCCCCCCGCTTTATGCGACGGTCTTAAGCGCCCTCTGCAACGTCCTGATCTGGGCCTGGATCTCGGCCTTGGTCGGGCCAGACTCAGCCTCAGCCTGCACCTGCGGTGTCACCTGTGCAGCCTTGCCGGTGGTGAGCATGCCCATCAGATCGCCAACGCTAAACTCGTTGTCGGCACGAACGATGGAGAGCTCCTCGTTGACCCTCCGGAGCCTCACGACGAGGTTGGAGAGCTCTTTCTCCTCTCCGGGCTGCATCGAGTCGCCGATCACCTGAAGGGCACTCAGCAGCTCGTTCTTGGCCGTGTTACGCTTCACCGCTTCCGGGTTGGTGCCGGTGACGGAGCTAGGCTCCATCGTGTCGATCGGGGATCCAAGCGGCAACGGTACGAAGTTCCCATTGACCACATAGCCGATATTGGCCCAGACCTTCGCTCGCGGACGATCGAAGCTCAGACCACCAAAAGGCCTGCGTGCATTGCTCTGTGCCGTCTGGGTAGGGACGGTGACCTGTTCGAGAATAGCCATAGCGTGGTAGCTCCTTTGCTCATGGCGGTTAAGATCGGGTGCCTGCGACCATCGCAAAACACCCATTCGAGGGCGCAGCCCTTGTGTGCCACGCCTATCAGGAGAGCACCGGCCTTGCGGCAGTGCTCTTTGAACCAGAAAAAGGAATGGAGCCCCACCTCTCGGCAGGACTCTTAATGTGTGGGATTAGCTCAGCGGTCGTCTCCGCACATGACCATCAGGATGGACATTGCGAAGGCCAGAGGCACGCAGATGGCGAGCCAGGCGACGATGAAGCTTAGCATCACATCACCGCCATAGCGGTGGTGCAGATGGTGATCACCGAGGTGAATGCCATGATCAGGCTGAGGATCGGTTTACGATCGAACCAGCATGTCAGGGCAGCCACTGCAAGCATGAATGAGAGGATGACGAATATGCTGACGGCCCATGTCGGGTCATTGCCGTTGAAGATGTAGGATTCGATGTTCATGGTGGTAGCTCCTTGAAATCGTAGGGTTTCTAGTTTTGGATCAGGCCGAGACATTCATCTCGGCGTCGATCATCTCCTTGGTCGGGAACACCAGTCCCTCCCCATATTTCCATTCCATAGCGGTGCAGTCACAGCCGTCTGTGATCAGCACCTGCTTGATGAATCCCAGCCTCTGGGCTGGGATCGTGGGTGAGGTGTAGTGGCGAAAGGCCTCTACGGCCTCTTCGACACTGACCCATCCCCTGACGTATTCCTGTTCCTCGCTGACGAAGAACACACAGACGGAGAACTCTCCATCGGTCGAACCAATATGTCTGGGCATTTCCATAGCTCCTTGTTTTTACTATCGGTTGTAGGTTTGGAACCAAGGAGGAATGACATCCTCCCTGGGTCAAAGCCTATGAGTTCATAGCGGTATCGTAGGCATCCATAGCAGCCTCATAGGCAGCGTCAGCCTCGTCCTGGTAGCTCAGGTCATCAAGGCCGTACTTGTGAGCCAACTGGTCCTCAAGCTCGTCCTTGCAGTCCTTGGCGTACTGCAGCGAGTCGAACTTGCCCATCACTCTACCGGTTTGCATATCGGTGACTTCGTAGCCGGTGTTGGTGGAGATTATCTGGATACGCATGGCGATTAACTCCTTGGATTAGTCGAGACCGATAGTCTCTTTAGTCTCTATAGGGGTTGAAGCGAATGTAAGTTTGATAGTAACGGTACTATCAAGCTACAGAGCACAGTCCCGCCAGGTTCTTACCTGGCAGGACTTAGCTCCCGGTGGTTAATCGAAGAGAGCCGACAGCTCCGCGAAGTTGGCGTCGAAGAGCAACTTTGTTTGCGGGTTGGAGTGCATTTCTGAAGCCAGAGCGAGTTGAGATCTGGTCCGTTCGGAAGCAGCCTGCTCCAGCAGGTAGAGTCTCCGTGTCTTGGCACGGACGATGGAGTTGTCAGCCTGGTTTAACTCGGCGTCTGCCGCCCAGTTATCCAGCATGTTGATGCCTCGATCCAGTACCTTGATGCTGGTCGATGCAGTGTTGATGAGGCGAGAGCCTGCGTTAGCTGCAGTCTCTACTCCTCCGAGGATGGCGCCCACTGCTCCAGTGGTACGCGCTACTATGCCAGTCATGGTATATACTCCGGGGCAGGATCGCCCACTTGGGGGCGCAGCCCCAGTGTGAGTGTGTAACCGGGGGGGTAGGTTTACCGGAGGGGTGGCTACGTAGCGGGAGGAATGGACGTAGAAGTCTTTACAAAAAATCCATAACCTGAATTAATATGCCGTGGAACATCTGCATGAAAATATGCAGTTCCAAAAATATAATAAAAATAATTTCTATAATAAAAATTAGCTATATTTATAATACTAGTATATCTTATGTCTTACGACGAGCGTTCTCTATAGAACGGCCTAGACTCCTATGACGAGCAGGAGAAGAGCTACGAATATGACTGTCCAGATGAGGATCCAGACACCGTAGGTAGGGGTTTTTCTCAAGGGAATATTACCCACCAGAGGATGAACCAGAAAATGGATGCAAGGATGCTGCCGTAGATGACACCCAGCCAGAATTCAGAATGATGGGGAGGACGGCGATTCATAGTTTTAGTTTGGTTTTTTTCTCAGCCATAGCTCGTTCGTATTTGGCTTTCTGGGTTTCCAGTCTGTAACGTTCTTGAGGGTCTATATTGGGATTGTAGACCTGGCCTGAGCCGTAGCACTCCGGACATTGAATGGTGTAGCGCTCAACGCCGTAAGTATCGATGATGGGGTAGGTACCTTCACCATTGCAGACAGAACAGCCTAGTTGGAATCCACTCATGGTTAGGGTTCCTTGAGGGAGTTTATTGCACGGCGTACTTCATCGGCTAAGGTGATTGTTTGTTTTGATATGAGACCGCCGTTACCGCCTTGGAATTTACCCCCAATCATTGTTCCATGTTCGTCATGGGAGAGTGAATCGACCAATGCGGTAGCAGCATCGACCAGGCGTTTGATGTTAATAGTATTATCTTCTATGGAAGTACTATTGGACATTACGTTTCTCCCATTGATCAAAATGGATCTGTAGATGGTGCGTATTTTCCTGTCCATGGATACTCACCGAGAGCTTTGAGACGGAGACTCTCTCTTCCTACGGCCTTGGGGTCTGAGGTGTCTATGTCCTTGTTGGGATCGTACCACACCAGGAAGCAGGGCAGGCATATCATCTGAGGCTCATGCCAGAAGGATGTGCGGAGATGGTCTGTACCTCCGCAGGCCGAACAGGTTTTATTTTCCAACTGGTTCATAATGTTTGACCTTGCCGCATCGACTGCAGCGCCAACCGATGCAGAGAATTTTACCTCTACCACCTCTCCAGCCTGAGACGACAGTACCAGGGCACCATCCCATCCAACAATAGAACCATCTAATCGACATTGATGCGAACCAGGAGAAGGATGCCCCCTACGTCGAAGTCCCAGGATATTTTCTGGACGGTATATATTTTGCCGTTAAGGACCATTATGCCCCCGACCGATGGATGGGAGGGTATGCTGATGCTAATTAGGAAGCCTGAGTCGGTATAGAAGTCGGTTGGGATGGTGGTAAGAGATTCGCTCATCAGAGGCCTCAAAGGGGCTGGATTTACGGCTCATTATCGGCGGTTTTAAAATAATGGCATTTACGCCGATTATCTATTGGCATGCTTCACGAGGCGTATCAAACGAGGGCTGATGAAGCGGTTTCGCTTACGGGATCTCTCGATGGTTTGAAGCTGGATCTCGAGTTCTCTGATGCGTAGATCCTTCTCCTGGATCTGAGCCAGTAGCTCGTTGTGGGTCTTCATGGTAGGGCGGAATCTGTTTTGGCTCATCTGGATCACTCCTTGGGGGTTTTGGTGGCTGCTTTCACAGCCCACATGGCTCCATCTTCGATCGCTGTCATGGCCAGTGCCTTGAGACGTTTGATCTCGCCTTCTCCCTTGTCGTCAGTCTTTTCGATAAGATCGATGAGCTTAGCAGCCTGGGATTTGATCTCATCTACCTCTGGGTTCTGGGATGGATTGAACGAGATGCCGACTCGGTATTCGCCTGTGGTTGTCATTGGGGATTCCCTCTCGGTGACTGCGGCGGTAGCCGCAGGAACCCATGATCCCTAGACTGATTTGTCTATAGGGACAAGGGTTTAGCTCTTACCAGGGTGGGTCTCCACAATAGCTTACGCGCTTCTCTCTCTTATAGTAGGGGGGAGGGAAAAGTCAGGGTAGGCTCAAGGTGGGAAAAAACATATATAACGGTTTTTAAGGGGGGTCTAGAGTCGGAGTCGCCAGCAGGCACTGCTACAATCTGGGGGAGCTACCACCCACTTACGATTGGAGTGCCTGCTGACGAAACTTTGAAAGGGAAAGAGAATTTGGGGTATGAAGCCGGGAGATTCTTCAGAGGAGGGAGGAGAGGGTATCCTGGATCTCCCGGCTTCACTTCCTCTCACGGTACCTAGGGAGATACTCTAAATACCGTGAGAGATTTCCTCGCTAATACCCGATTATGAACGTCTGCAAGGGTGCGAGTCCTTTATAAAAATAATCGGATTTTAGATTTTTAGGTAATATTTATGCATTAGTGGTATCAGAAATCTTTCAGGAGACAAGGGAAAAATTATGTCTCTCTTCGACGATCCCGAAGTACAAAACCCAAAAAAAGACTTAAGTCTCCAAGGGTTAGCTCCAGTTCCACTGACTGTGGAGGAGGTGCAGAATGCTCTGCCGAATCACCTCCGGTCGAGTGTCACTCAGGGGATGGTAGACAACCTCAATACGATTGCAGCCGATCCTATTATGGCTGAAAATATTAAAGCTAATTTTGTTGGATATTCAGCTATTTTAAAGGATGGTAAATTCAAGACTGAGGAATATATTAATGCAGTTACATATGTCAGTTTCAAGCTTATGGGATTTACAAACATTGAATCCTATACTCGAACATTTCCCCAGAGGTATGCCAATCTGGTGGCCAAGGGGACCTCAGCGAAGGACATCTCCGGGTATGTAAGCGCGTATAACAGGGGTAAGTTACCTAATCTCATTATGGAGCAATCCCTGGTTCCAACTTGGGTGTTGAACCAGGATCTGTTCCAGAAGGCTCTCAACGTTCAGGCAGACCTGATGTTGAACTCAAACAGCGACAAGGTCAGGACTGATGCTGCTAATTCCCTCCTGGTTCACCTGAAGAAGCCTGAGACCAAGGAGTTCCAGATCTCGATGGAGACCAATGAGTCTGCAGGCATCAAGGAGATGCGGAATATGCTGGGTGAACTCGCAAAACAGCAGCAGGACATGATCAAGGACGGAGCTAAAACGATCGACATAGCGGCAACCAGGCTGGTGGTGACGGAACAATGAGTGACTATGATATGAACATCCATACTAATCCTGATGCTGTGGCATGGGCAAAGTTTTATGTCGAAACGAAAGCCAAATATACCGGTCCTGAACCATTCGATACCGAAGATAATATGATCGGTTGGTTTGCAAATGCGATGATGGCTATGCATGATTATCTGAAAGGTGGACCAACCATATTACCTGATGGTTCAGCATTTTTTGTTGATACTATTTATAAGCCGATGATGTTGGAAAATAAAGATGCTTAATGTCGACGATGCTAGTGGTTACCCCAATGAGTGGGTTAAAGAACGAATCGTCGTCAAGAAATCCCTCGACGAATGGCTCGACGAGGTGGATTACCATGATATTAATTCTGGTTCCTATGTTCCGAGTCAGTTTGCCCTTATTTTTATGAACTTCGTTAAACTCGTAAATGGTGCTGAAGGAGAAACTCATAAGACACCTCCTGTGCATCTTAAGATGCTTGATAAAATGCTTTCTAAAAAGGAATTAATTGCTAATCTATGTTTTCGTGGAGCTGCTAAAACTACTTTGTTTTTTGAATATCTGGTATTATTTATTGCTACTTTTGGTTATTTACCTGAATTTGGTGATATTACTGGTATGATTTATGTTTCTGACTCCATGGAAAATGGCGTCAAGGCTGCAAGAAAAAATGTCCAGTTCCGATATGATCATAGTGACTTCCTTAAGGAATGGATACCCGAAGCATATTTCACAGACAGTTATCTCGAGTTTACGAACCGGGACGGACATAAGCTTGGATGCCGTATGTTTGGAGCTCAGACAGGTCTCCGGGGGACCAAGATCTTCGGAAAACGACCGGTGCTGGCAGTGCTGGATGATCTGGTTTCTGACGATGACGCCAAATCCCGAGTGTCCATGGATGCCATCAAGGACAACATCTATAAGGGGGTGAATTACGCTCTGGATCCAACGAGAAGGAAGATTGTCTTCAATGGTACGCCCTTCAACAAGGACGATATCATGATCGAGGCGGTCGAATCAGGTGCCTGGGATGTGAATGTCTGGCCTGTTTGTGAGAAATTTCCTTGTTCGAGGGAAGAATTCGTTGGTGCTTGGGAGGATCGGTTCTCTTATGATTTCGTGATCGAGCAATATGAGAATGCAGTTCTGACTGGGAAGACCGAAGGTTTTATGCAGGAGCTAATGCTTCGGATTTCGAGTGATGAAGAGCGTTTGATCCAGGAAGGGGAGATCCGAGAATACTCCAGGGTGCAATTATTAGAGAGAAAATCAGTCTTTAACTTTTATATCACCACTGATTTTGCCACTTCAGACAAACAGACTGCAGATTTCAGTGTTATTTCTGTGTGGGCATACAATTCTCAAGGGGATTGGTTCTGGGTAGATGGTGTCTGCGAGCGCCAGACGATGGACAGGACGATCGGGGATCTCTTTCGCCTGGTTCAAATCTATAAACCTCAGTCTGTCGGTATCGAAGTCAGTGGCCAGCAACTTGCTTTCATCAAGTGGTTGCAGTCTGAGATGATGACTCGTAATATCTGGTTCAATTTCGCTTCGTCGGAGAAGACTGGAAAGCCAGGAATACGGCCAATTGTTAATAAATTAACCAGATTTAACTTAATAGTACCTCTTTTTAAAGCAGGGAAAATGTATTTTCCCACAGAATTGAAAACTTCCAAGATAATGGCTCATTTTTATGGGCAAATCAGGCTGGCAACTAAGAACGGTCTGAAAGGAAAAGATGATTGTCTTGATACAATTTCCCAGCTAATGTATCTAAACGCCTGGAAGCCCAGCGAAGAGATCGCGGTCCCTGATTCCAGCAGTGGCATGTGGAAGGATTCCTTCCCAGACGAGCCCAGCGCCATTTCATCGTATATAGTTTGATATTTTTAGACTACTTTTAAACTATTTAGGTGATTTTATAATGAAAATTGAGGAGCTGTTTAGCAGACTCGCCTATGGTGAGCTGTCAAATCTTGCCATCAACAATGGCGATGGAACAATCATCGAAGAAAAGCAGCCTCAAATCGTTCAATATATAAATGAAGGCCTATTAGCTCTCTGTTCGAGATTCCGGCTCATAGAGCACGAAGTTTTGATCGAGCAGGTTGAGCATATCACGCATTATCACCTTAAACCTGCCTTTGCCGAGAGCTCTGGCTCTGATGTCGAGTTCCCATACATCAAGGATCTGCCGGATGAACCTTTCACGGGCGATGTGATCAGGATTCTTGAAGTCCATGACGAGGTTGGTGCTGTTACCCTGAATGATCAGGCCAATCCGTTGTCAATGTTTACGCCACAGCCTGATATTCTCTTTGTTCCTACACCTAATCCGTATCATCCATTAACAATATATTATCAGGCTAGGCATTCCGTACTAGATACGAGACCTGGCCACATTATTAACCAAGAAATTGAAATTCCATTTTTTCTGGAAACTGCTTTGCAGAATTTTGTGGCTTATAAGACATATAGCCATATGAATGGTCAGGAAAATATCGTTAAAGGTCAGGAATATCTGGCAGTCTATGAAACATCGTGTCTCGAAGCTGAGATGCGCGATTCAGCGAACCAGTCTTTCCACACCTCACATGAAAAACTCGAGATGAGAGGCTTCGTCTGATGGGTTACCGTTCGGATATGGATAGCGCTACTGGTTTGGTCGATACGATGATTGGCTCGGCCTACCCGGTTGTCAGGGAAGTCGCCACTAATATCGAATATGTGAAGCATGTCAGTGCTCACCTTGAGTATATAGTAGGTATTGAAGATAATATTGAAGAAATTAATAAAGTTGGGGCTAATATTGAAGAAATTATAATAGTATCTAATAATATGGATGCTATTACTAGTGTTAATGAAAATATGGATTCTATCATTACCATTAATAATGATATTGAAGAAGTAAAAGAAGTAGCTGATAATATTCCAGAAATTTATACAGCTGTTGATACCATTATTACTAAAACTGAAGAAGCAGATGCTCTTCTTGATGAAGCAGAAGAATTAGCTAATGCGATTAGTGGAATAGCCAGCCCCCTTATTATTGCTGATAATCTTTTTGGTACTAAGGGATCTGTTGAATTATGGAACCCTGCAACACCGCCTGATTATATCAGGATTGCCGGACATCTTGTTGCTGGAGATGGTGGTGCAGCACTTTATAAGAAAGTGGCATCACAACCTGCGCATGCGGGCAAAATCCAATCCATGAATGGTACATGGTGGGAGCTTTCTGAAGAACGTATTACTCCTTATATGTTTGGCGCTAAAGGTGATAATGTTACTGATGATGTGGTAGCATTACAAGCATTTTTTGATTATGCGACTGCTTATAAGAAAGTCGAACTGCATTGCATTGGTTCATTTAAAATTGGAGCTAAGTTATTTATTGGGCAAGCTGGGGTTAATTCTCTTAGTGTATCAATGTATTTCGACTGTATCATAACCAGTCTTGCTACTTTTATTTCAACTGAAGAATTAGTACGTTTTCGCTATATCGGTTATGCGAATTGTAGTGGTGAATTCAGGGTATATGGCGGCTCTGCTGGAACTGCCTATGTAGATCGCAGGCAGTGGGATGGTATCGTTATCGAGCAATGCCCTCGCACACGTTTCCCCGGTTTGTCATCGCAATCCGTCAAGCGTAATGGCATTACCATACATAGTTCAGGTAACAGTAATGGTGCTCGTTTTCCCAAACTGGCAGCCGATCGTTCTGGTGGCGAACTACCAGGGACAATGTTGTCTGGATGGACGACTATATGGGCCACTGCGACCGATTACCCGCTAAATGCCACAGTGAAGAATAGCGCTGGTCGGATGTACACCTGTACCACAGATCCTGGTGTGGTGAATTCGACCGTTGAACCTGTTCATACCACTGGTGCAGTCACTGATGTTGACGGGTACGGTTGGACATATACTGGTATGAATAGCGGTTCCGTTAATTCAGCTAATCAACGCACGACATTGTTGGTTACCGACATACCAGAAGCTTTAGCGCTTGGTGATTTTATTACTTATGGCGGTCGCCCATATCATGTGATGACTGTTAATATTCCAGCAGGAACCATTGACGTATTTCCGTGGGTAATTAATCCTGTTGCTGGCCCCATTATGTATCTTGTTGGTGCTGGTGCTTACTTTGTCGGTAGTGACAGCAATATTTGTCAAATTGGATTTGTAGATACTGGCTTCAATGGTACTGGGGCTAAACTTCGTAGCCTTTATGCACCGACAATCGAGCAAATGCATACTAGTCAGGATGGTATTGGTGTTGCAATTGGTTCTGCAACATCTGGTGCATGGATTGGTGGATTTATTACTAATTTTTATGTTGAAAATCCAACATCGAGGATTAATTTTGTAGAATGTTCTGATCCTAATGGAGCAGCATTTTCAATAGGTACATTGGGTCCAGGATCATTATCACAAATATTTAAACCAACTGCGAATACTGGTACAGCACATGCTTTTCGTAATTTGAGAACTAGTATTTTAAATACTAGTGGTAAAGCATATTTAGCAACTAATGGTACTG